TACCTAAAGAGATTAGGCCAGCATTACCTTTTATTGCATCAGCTTATTTTGGTCCATCAACAGGTGGATTAGGTAATCTGTTTACGAGAGAAAGTGCTAAACTTTTAGCACAAAAAGCTGCGATCGCAGCTGGAACTGCTGCAGCAACAGATGAAGATGCAAATCTTGCTAGAGTAGCTGCTTTGTCTGTAGCGCCTGATATATTAGGATCTGCAAGTGAATCAGCAGCAGGTTTGGATTTTTTTAAAAATAATCCTAAAACTATAAGTGCATTAGAAAAAACAGCAGGTTTCTTAAGACCTGAATCTGGTGTTAATTTTGATCAAGCAAAATTAATTGGTTCACAAACAGCAATAGACCAATCAGCCAAGTTTGCAGAAATTAGACAAGATGAAATAGATGAGTATAATAGAAGTTTACGAGAACAAGGTGTATTAGATAAAACAAAAAGAAGAACAGCAATATTTAACATATATAAAAATGCTGGTTATGATGATGATTACGTGAATAGTATGTTAGACAGATATGGATATGCTGAAGGTGGTATAACAAGAGGACTCATGAGTGGTCGAAAAGGAAGATCAATGAGAAATGTAATGACTATGGATGAGTTGCTTAAAAGAACACCAGTAGTATCAGAAGAAGAAGAAAAAGATCCAATCATTGAAATTGAAGAAGGAGAAGAGGTAAAAGTAGATGATAAAGGTGGTAGCATTATTAGATCTAAAAAAGATCCTGATTTTGTAGAGGCAATGATGGCAGCTAAATCTGGAGTAGAGGCAGCTTTTGGTATACCATTCGCTGGTGTGGAAGCAGCAGAGTTTAAAAGATTCGCTAAAGGTGGTGAAGTAGAAGAAGAAGTAGAAGAATCTGGTATTATGATAGCATCATCTCCAAATAATTTTGCAGAATTAAATATGTTAGCTATAGATTTATTTGGTAGACCATACGATCAATTAAGTGATGGTGAACAAGAAACACTTATGGACTTTATTGGATCAAAAAGTCAAGCTGATAGCGAAGGTATAATGCAAATGGCATCAGGATATAAAGATGACATAGATGAAATGTATGAACAATATGTTTTTGAAATGGAAGAAATGGGATTAGAGCCAATGTCTTTCTCACAATTTTTAGCTAGAGAAAGAGCTGGTATGAAAGATGGTGGTATAACTTTTGAAGAATACTTAAAAGGTAGAGGAAAAGAAGAAAAAAGAAATACAAGAGAAAAATTACTTAATGACTATGAAGAATTTAAAAGAAGAAGAAAAGTTCAAGAACAAAGACAAGAAGTTAAAGACGGTGGTATAATGGAAAAAGATATGAGAGGTGGTGGATTTATACCTGAAGGTTCTAAAGAAAGAGCTGATGATGTACCAGCAAGATTATCTAAAAACGAATTTGTAATGACAGCTGACGCTGTTAGAGCAGCAGGTGGAGGAAGTGTTAACAAAGGCGCAAAAAGAATGTATGATATGATGTACAGTCTGGAAGGAAAAGTATAATGGCAGAAACAATAACAAGACAACTCCGTGAACCATTTGTAGAATCAGCTGGTTTAGGTATTACAGATAGAGGACTAGCTCTTCTTAAAGATCCTATTCCTACCGCTACATATACAGGTAGACAGTTTGTACAAGGTCAATCAGGATTAGAACAACAAGCAGCGGCAGCAGCAGCTGGTTTAGATAGTTTAGTTGGACCAGATGCATATAAACAATTTATGTCTCCATATCAGCAAGAAGTTATTGATACTTCTCTTGCAGCTATGGATAGAGAGCAACAAAAAGGTATTGGTGCTTTAAGACAAAGAGCTGCACAAGCTGGTGCGTTTGGTGGTGGTAGAGAAGCAGCAGCTTTAGGTGAGTATCAAGCAACAGCCGATATTGCTAGAGCAGCACAAGAGGCACAATTAAGACAAGCAGGATTTCAAGATGCAAGAGCAGCAGCTTCAGCAGACTTAGCAGCAAGACAAGGTTTAGGACAATTTCAAACTGCAATAGGAGCAGGTCAAAGACAATTAGATCAAGCTAAACTAGCAGCAGATCAAGAACAAGCTAGAGAAGCAGCATTTGCTGACTACACACAATTAGGATTAATTGGTCCACAATTAGCATCAGTTATCGGTGGATTCCCAGCAGCAACACAAGTTCAATCAACACCTCCACCAAGTGCTACACAACAATTATTAGGATTAGGTATTGGTGGTGCAGGATTAGCAGGAGCATTAGGATTTAAACCTTTTGGATAATAATGAGTAGAATATTAAGAAGACCAATGTTTAGAGGCGGTAAAGTATCTAGTTATGGTACTGGTATTGCATCTGGTTTAGGCAGACAAGGCTATGACAATGGCGGTGAGGTATTTGATATGTATGAATCTATAAAAGAAAGAATACCTGTTCCAGAAGAACAAGGTTTATCAACTGGTGATTACTTAAGAATTGCTAGTGCTGGTTTAGATATATTAGGTAGACCTGCTGAAAGAGGTGGTTTTAGTGGAGCGCTTGCAGCAGCATCACAACCTCTTGCAAAATTAGGAGTTGATCTTGGATCGTCGATCGATGCTAGAAGACAAAAACAATTACAAAACAGAGAAGACTTAGCTAGAACTCTAACAGGTGCACAAGCAGAATTTGCAATTGGAAAATTAAAAGCTGATAAAAAAACAGCTACAGAAATTTCTTTAGATGTTATCGATACTTACTACAATGAACAAATAGCAAATGAAAATAAAAAACCAAATCCAGATCAAAACAAAATTAAAGAACTAACAGAAGCAAGAGATTACTCTAGATTAGATGTTGCACAAGGAGGTAACAAAGCTTCTAAATTTAGAATACTAAATCCAGCAACTATTGAGGCTGCACAAGATGCTGTAGCTGATGCACTAGAAACACAACTTGGTAGAGATCCTACTCCTGAAGAATTACAAGCTGCCGTTTCTCAGTATTTATTAAACCTAGTAAAAAGTTTTGATCAAGGACTATCAGGATTAGCTGATGGTGGCAGAGTTAACAAAGCAAACGGTGGCATGACAGAGATGGTAGAAGAAGATGTTACAACAGAAACTATAACTGAACCTGCAAGACCAATGCCTATGGAAGTAACTTATGATCAGTTAAGAGCAAGATTACCAAAAGAAATAGGTGATGAGATTGTAAATTTATTAGCAAACAGCTATGAAGCTCTTGCTGACTTTGCTGCAATAGCCACACAAGCAGATGTAGACAATTTCAATACAAAATACGGAGTTGAATTAGTATTACCACAGGAGGCCTAATGGCGATTGATCTTACATTAGACCAAGTAGAACAGGCTGTAAAAGAAACAGACAGAAGAAAGAATGTCCTTGAAACTAATCCAGGTGACAAAGTAAGAGTTGTAAGACCTAAAACACAAGCAGATGCCGCGTTAGAATCATTCAGACTAGATCCTAAAAACTTTGGTTTTACTTTAGCTTTTGACATGATTAACAAAGAGAGAAAAGACAGTGGTCTTGAACCTCTCTATAAAGAAGATCTTGACAAAGATGAAACTACTGCAGGTAGAGAATTTCAAGCTGCTATAGCTGGAGCTGGTGCAAATATAGGAGAAGGTCTTGCTAACTTAATTACGATACCAGTTGATTACGCTTTTGATACAAGTTTTACAAAAAGCTTAAATGACGTAACTAGAAAATTTGTAACCGATCATGGTAGTCCTAAAACTCTTACAGGAGATATTGCAAGAATAGGTGTGCAATATGGTGTACCTAGTACGATAACTTTAAAACTTGTAAATCAAATACCTAAATTAGGTAATATTCGTAAATCATATACAGCATTTAGAAAGTCATTATCTAAAATAGAAAATAAATTTTTTAGAAGATCAGCTAAACTTGGTACAAGTATAGCAAGAAGATCTGGTCAAGGTGGTTTAGCATTAGGAGCAGCTGATGCATTAGTTGCAGAACCAGATAGG